GGTTGGCCGTTGCATTGGCCTGACTCAACGCTGGGCTGGGCAGCAAAAGGGCTATGGCCCAAAGACCGACGTGGACTCGGTGATGGATTCGAGCGTTTGTGTGCGGTTGATTGTCGTGATGTTTGCCAAGCCAGGGCCTGAGTAGTGCTCGGTGTATTGGAACGGCTGCGTTGTGCTTGTCTGTTGCCAGCCTGGGCGCTGCGACATGTCCAGCCCTGTCCATCTGGTGTCGACCCCGTCGATCGTTTGTGTCTGCGTTGTCGTGGCACCTGGCGCTATCTGCCCGTCTGCCGCTGAGACGCCAGTGCCAGTTACGGCGTAGGTGTAGCCAGGGTTGAAGTCGACAGACCTGATCTGCTCGACCGTGACCAGCGTGCTTTCGGTGCGGCTCGTCATGGTTCCAGTGCGGAACGACGGCACCACAGGAGCTGCAGCGCACGGCGATGCGATCAGCAGAAGTAACAGCCAACGCTTCACTTCAGCTGCAATGTCTGTGTCACCTGGCCGGTGATGCTTGTGCCTGCCGATCCAGCCGTCAAGGACATGGCACCGTCGGTGGCAATCGAGGCAGCCATATTGCCTGCGACACCGCCCGACGTCGTGGTCGTCACCCCAAGCATGGGCAGTGAGTCGACGTTGCCAGACGATGTGGTCACGCTGGTAGCCGTTGGCGTGGCATCGCCCTCGGTAAACGATTCGCTGTAGCTGAAGGCATCGCCGGCCGTAGTGACGGAGTAGGCGCCAGGCGTGTATCCCACGGCGCTGCCAGCGGTCAGGCTGCCAAGCGTTGGCGACGTCGACAGCGTCACGTTGTTGCCTGACACCGCAAGGCTGGAGCCGATGCGTTGTGCTGCGCTTGCAGCTCCGTCCACAGTCATCTGCACGCTGCTCTGTATGGAGTGCGTGATTTCAGCGGACGCAGGGGCGGCTGCAATCAACAGCAGCAGTGGGGCTAAGCGCTTCATTTCGTCACCGTAGGTGTAGTGGTTTCATCAGTTTTAGATTCTTCCTTCTTTTTCCCGCCATTTTTGCCAACGTTGATGCCATAGGAACTAAGCACCGCTGTCAGCATCGAGGCGGAAAATGTGGGATCCATCGCCTTGACCTGGCCCAGGTAACTGAGACTGAGGCAAACCAATGCCCAGGCCAGCACAATCAAGCGAACAAAATCTGCCAACCAACCACCGTGGTCAGCGTCGTCATGCTGATTCGCCATGTCGCTTGGTCGAGTAGCTAAATCTTAATGTTGTCGGCTTGCAGATTCCACTGCATAACAGGGGTAGCCGAGGGTGTTGCCTTGAACCCTTTGGAAATCTCTCCTCAACTGATGTTTCGTAAGGAGCTGACGCTGCGACAGGTCAGGCAAATGTTTGAACGAGAGGAATGGGACGAACTAAAAGACACTGCAGAGATCCTTGTATGCGCTTGGATACAGCAGTGTGTTGTCAGCGACTGGCTCGCAAGCGAAGCTGGGGAGACCCTTGTATCTGACACCGATGGACTTTCTATCTGAGCCCTGGTTCTGGATCATCGTGACTGCCGCAAGTGAGATTATCGGCATGTCAAAACTGAAAGACAACAGCGTCATTCAGCTGGCCTTTCATGCACTTGAAAGCCTGAAGCCAAAGAAACAGGCCTAAGCCTTCTTAGCTGTGCGCTTACTGCGGCGGAAAGCAAGTGCAGTGGGCGCACCTTTGCTTCCTGGCTTGCGCATTTTTTCACCGCTGCCAGCACGGATTCTGGCTCTCTTCCGGTGAATGTTCATATAGAGACCCGGACGTCCAGCCATCAGTAACCCTTCTTACCGCCGGAACCTTTGCCGCCTTTGCCGCCTTTCTTCATAGGACTACGAAAGCTGCAATCAGCTTACGGCAGATACGTTGCACTACAAGGTCGTAGTCGAGGGCTTACACGTCAAGGCAGCTCTACCCAACTTGACGATGCCTCGCCTTTAATCAGGCGGTTGCCACAACAACGGACGCTCGTTGTCCATGTCGTATTCACCTGCTCGCAAAATTCGTGCGCAACGCGCCATTTGCAGGGCGTAGTTCCTGCTGAGATGGGCTTTGGTATAGGCCCCGAGTACGACGGCCCACATTTCTTCAGCAGTCTTGGCGTCCTTCAGCAAGTTCTCAGCACGCTTTGGACCCACGCCGGGACAGCCGGGGTAGCCGTCAGCTGAATCCCCAGTCAAGGCTTGTGTGTAGAACTTGTAGTCGGCCTCGTACTCACTGACGTCAATCAACCCACCGCGTTCTATGTGGACGCCACGGATTGTCTTGAGGTCTTTGTCCAAGCTTGCGATCACGTCGCCGTTGTCTGCGTCGGCATTGATGCCGATGACGTCGTCGCCCTCCACACCGTTGTATGTCTGACAGGGCCAGTGGTCCTGCATCCATAGGTAAAAGTCAGACAGCCCAGCTGGCTTGCGCTGCTTGACTCGGTTGGACTTGTACTTGCTGTAGACGCTGTAGCGAAAGTTGTTCCGTGAACCAAGGGCAATCACCAAACTGTGGTCTGGCGCAATGTCTTGCAGCTCATTCATCGCGCTGGTGAACGCCTCCTTAGCGCGGTTGTAGTCAACGACATAGGTCCAGTAGTCGTTGCCCCAGTCGCACTCATGCTCGTTTGCTTTAACAGCTCGCACCCCGTAGGTTTCGCCGTCGACCCACAACATCCCAGGCATTAGTACAGCTCCCTTGGCTCACCTTCAGGCCAGCGCTGCCGCGCTTTGGCTTTAGCCGCAGTCATGCTGCTTGCCTCAACAGTCCACTTCATTTGGTTGTGACCGCCAGGGAAGTTGATCAACAGCTCGAACTGTTTTTCCTTGCGCTTTTTCTTGGCCATCACTCCCCCTCCATTTCGAGGATGTGATAGATGGCTCGCATGTAGCCGTCGTACCACATAGCCAGTGGCCGATCGTCGTTTTGAAAGGCGTTGTTGTAGCGGTGCTCTGCGTCAAGCAACAAGCCACGCACAGCCTTGCGACTGACGTCCAACTGATCAGCTTGCATCGGCGTGCTGGATGTTGCGGAGGTCGTAAACACGGGTAGTTCTGGTTTTCGCGCCCTGTTGCCAAACAACTGAACAACTGATCTGGGAGGGGTGTGAGACATGTGCTTTCTTCCAGCCATCGCCGGAGTAGAAGTGAACTTGTTGGCCTTTGGTTAGATCAGCCCAGGTCAAAACTGGGCGTCCGGGTCTGCCCATTTCTGATCGAGCGATTGGGTCTCCTCGTCAAACCGGAATGAACCGGCGTAGCCCTGCCGTCCGAGCATCCGGTTCTTCAGGCAGTAGCTGTGTGTGAGGTCAGTGCCTCGCCGCCTGGACAGTGACCAGATGGTGTCTGCCAGTTGGCAGATGCTGTGGCTGCCGCGGATGTCATGGAGTTCAGGCACGCCTCCGTCTTCCATGTTTTTGAACTGGCTGCTGTTGCGGTTCAAATGGCTGATGGCGAACACCGTGCATTTGGTTGCCGCAATAAACGACCTGATCTTTGTGACCAGTGCGTCGAGTTGTCGCGTGTCTTGCGCCAGGCCAGAGCCGACGATCGTCAGGTGGTCGAGGTAGATGTGCTGGCAACCCAGCGACCTGACCATGTAGTTCATCCGTTGCAGGATGACCTGCTCATCGAGAGACCCGAAATGATCAAACAATTCGAGCATCCCTGAGCCGGTGACAAACTTGTCGGCCTGGGCGATCTCGTCCAGCTGCTCTTCCGATAGCCCTGCGTAGGACTGCCGTGCGTGCAGTTGAACGCCAGCTTGTGCGCCAACGAAACGGAACACAGCCTCTTCTGCTGTCTCCTCCAACCCAATCCAGCCGACCTTGATCCCCTTGGACATGTCGTGCAGAGCAAGAGCTCTGGCAAACGTCGACTTGCCCACGCCTGATCCAGCGATAAGAACGATCAGCTGGTTGGCGTAGAACGGCGTCTTCTGATTCCAGTACGAGAACGCGCAGTTGGTTGCGACGCACTCGCGTGGTTTGTTGACGATGCCGGCGTAGGCCGACGCTGGTTTGATGCCGTCAGGCCTGATCTCTTTGGCGGCATACACCGCCTCTTTGACTGCCTGGCCGCCCAGCTCCGTCAGTGTTTCGTTGGCGTCTTTGCGAGGGAACACCACACGCCGCACCTGCCCTGGCTCGAACAGCTCGACCAGCGCCTTGGCCGCCTCCTCTCCTGGCTCGTCGTTGTCCGTTGCGATGTAGACAACTTTGAACTGGTTGAAGTGATCAAGGTGTTTCTTGACCCAAGTGGCAGCTGATTGCGCGCCGTTGGGCACCGAGATGCCAACGATCTTGCTGTTTGTCGCCGTATAGATAGACGGCGCATCGAACTCGCCCTCTGTGATGGCAATGGCGTCATGCCTTGCAGGGTTTGCAAGGTGGTAGCCAAAACCAACAACATTCTTGGCATCGCCCTGCCAGCTAATGCGCTTTTGATCGTCGCGGAACTTGCGGGCAATGACCTGGCCAGCAGCGTCGCGATAGTCAAAAGCAACGCCAGTCTTGGTCCGGCCGATGCCGTATTGCTCAAGCACCCGCGGCGACACACCACGCAAGGCTTTGGTCTCCCATGCTGTAAATGCAGTAGGCGTCATTGGCGAAACAGGCGGCGATCTGGGGCTGTCCTTTTTGCGGCCGTCTTCCGGCTGCGTTGTCTTGCCACAGACGAAACAGTGCGTGTGCCCGTCGCTGTAAATCGCCAGACCATCAGTGCTGTCGCAGTCAGGACAGGCGCTGTGACGAAGAAACTTAGATTCACTCACTGACCTCCACCGGGATTAGTGGATCGAAGGAAGCGCGGTTAGGCGTTTCGTCGAGAACCCAGCCGCGATGCCGGCCGGCGTACACAGCGAGGCACACCAGCCCTGTGGTGATGTTCTCGTGCGTGTGAAACTCGGTGGCACAGTTGCGACACAGGTGCTTGCGCACTCGGTAAGTGTCCTTTGGCATTGACGACGTAACCCTGAAGTCCGTCTCCCCGCACTGCGGGCATCGTTGTTGAGAAAGAGATGTGGTCATGGATAAATGAGTTCGATAACGATCAGCGCGTCTTTTGTTGATGCTTTGTTGTGACGTATAGAAACGTTGTCGATGTTCGTGACACGATCGTCGGTCCATACCAAGCCATTCCCAGCGTCAAAAATTCCGCCCAATAGGTTGTCGATGTCGCCACGGCGTGGGCCGTAGAACCTGACGCCGATCCACTTGACGTAGTCGAGAGGTTCGTCGACCCACTGCTCTGCTAGTTGAGCTCTCGCGTCTTTCATCCAGGCCTTGTACTCCTTTGGCATGTAGGGCCTGGTCTGGCCCATAAAGGAACGTGGCCTGGCTTTCGAGCGCGGCTCAATCTTCAGACGTAAGACCCGGCGTCGCATCAAATACAACCGCGTCATCCACATAGCCCCCAGGTACGACATCAAATGCCGGGGTGACATTTTCGGCGTCTGCCACATAAGGCTTGTAGTCAACGATTTGGATTTGGCGAGGTTGGAACGTCATGCCTGCGCCCGTGCTGCCGCCCCATGCGTAGATGTCGAAAGCAACGACGATCTTTGAGCCGTTGCCGACGAGGTTTTTGTGGTCCCAAGGACGCAGCGCGCTGTCGAAAACCACAGGGCCAGCGCTGCTGGTGCCGTCCTTGCGCTGAAACTCGGGCAGCTTGAACCGCACCACAGTTTTCTTGCGTGGCTCGTCCTTGTGTGGTGCGCATGGCATCCAATGGTTGGACTTCTTTTTGTCGCCGTGCGCCTCGGTGTACTTGGCTTCCATCTGCTCAATCCACGCCATGTGGTCGACGTTGGAGTTGTCAAGCACAAGGTCAAGGCTCCAAGTCGGAGGCTTGCTGGGATCAAACTTGTTTTCGCGTGCTTCCCCTAAGCACTTAAACCATTCGCACTCGGCGACTGGTGTCTTCAACAGCTGTGGCATGTGGTCGTGGTCTTGTGAGACCTGCGAAACGTACCGCGTATTGGTCTACGCGTCCGTAAATATCTTAAGTCTCATGAGTACAAGTACGGATTGGTGCCAACTAGGCCTACCGGCAACGTGTCAACAAGCGGTGGTGCGGGCAGCGAAAGCCCAGTGCTCACCTGGATTTCTTCCCGTGCCACTGCCAACCAGTTGACCTTGTTGAACTCCCTGAAGTTATGGATCAGGTTTGTATGCAGAAACGTTGCATGATCTACGCGTGTTGCAAAACAGTCATGGTTTGCCAGGACTGGCACTCCATACACTGCACATGTGTAGATGATCTGGTGAGCAAGAGCCGCATCAATGGCGTGCGTCCAATCAGCGCCGACGCTTTTGTTTGCCTGCGTTGGTGAGAACGCAGCGTCAACAGGCTGGTCCTGCAACGTCATGTTCAGCTTTTTGCCAAACAGCAAGGTCTGCACCACGCGTTTTTTTGGCACCCGATCAGCCTTGCGCATTGGCCAGTTGGCTCCTGTCGTCCACTCCAACGGGTAACCAGCGTTCATGACCTTGCGGCACACGGCACGCAGCCAACCCTTGACCTCAAGGCACGGACCTGTCGCCTGTTTCAGCTCAGCCCACAGGTGGCTGGCAAGGTACTTGGCTGGCACCGCTACCTGCAGCGCGTACTCGTCAAGCGGGACGTAGCCGTAATGCTCGTCTAAAGCGTCGACCAGGCCATCGCACAGGCTCATGTACGACCCGCCGTAGGGCGCGGCAAGCACTGGCCCCTTGCACAGCTTGCGGTCAATGCCAAAGCGCAGCCATATCCCAGCCAGGGTCTGTGCCCTGTCGTCGCCGGTTTCTAGATCAATCGACAACCGACGTTTCACTTTCTCTGCAATGTGCGAGTACAGATCCCGCGGCGTGCTGCCGATCACGTTGCAAAGCCGTGCGACCTTGGCGTCCCTGACCAGGGTCGAGAGGATCCCGCACCCGCTGGTGGTCTGGTCAAGCCTGATCGGCACGCCTGTCTCGCCTGTGTCCAGTGCTTCCTTCAATGCACGGCACATCTGCAGGTACTGCCACGGGTCAGACGCATCGCGCCATAACTCCAACCGACCCAGCGGATCTTCCGCCGCAGCCAGCATCCGTTCCTTCTCGTTCTCGCCCCACCTCTGCCTGTAATCCCAGTGGTGGCGGGTCAGCCCGTAGTGGCCAGCAGCTGCCTTAAAAATCCATGCCATGCCGTCGTCATTGACGCGCCCTTTTCGTGCGAAAGACAGACACGCCTTCTCGTAGTCCGGCCCCTGGTGCGTGACGTGCCTGTTGCCGCTGTAAAGCCTGCCCCTGTGGTCTGCGTGGTACGGCTGATAGACAACACGACCGGCCAGTTCCTCTGCGGTTTGCAATGACCGCTCAATGCGCACCCTGCGTGGCCTGTTCTGCTCACGATCACGGTGCGCCATAGCTGCCATGCGGTTGCGTGCGCGCAGCTCCGCTGCCCCAGGGTTGTCGCCCAACCTGTCCGGCACCTCCATAGGCGTGCGTGCGCAAGGAAACAGGCCGCTGATGCCGTTCTCCCATGCAACGCGCTGCAAGCCAGGCAGTTCGGCGTCGACCTGCAGCGGCACGTTCTGCATGTGCGTGGCCGCGGCATACTGCATCGAGAGGTCGGCCTTGCGGTAGTGCTCGACTGCACTGCCGTCCTTCTCTTCGATGTCTTGCACAGGGACACGCACGAAGCCCTCTTCATTGCCAAGAAAGCCGCCGCCGTACAGCTCATGCCATGGCTCTGGCTGGCAAACCATGGCCGTGTGTGCCGCTGAATAGGTGCGCTGCGGGCACTGCCTGATGAACTCCTCTGCCTCTGCTGTCGGCAGCACAAAGCGTGGCGTGGTCTTGCCGACGCGGTGCTTGACCACGCGGACCAACGGCACAGATCGATGCAAGTGGTCGAGTAAGAACTGGCCAACGTGCAGCCGCACCATGTCGGTCCATGGCGGGACAGCACAGCCCAGCTGACGCATCACCTCATGGCTGGCCAGTTTCTTGCGGCTTGTGCCCTGCCGCATCATCCGCCGCA